CTTCAGCAGACATAACACCTACAGCTACACTACGTGCAGCACCTATTAACGCTGAGTATAACAAACTTCGTGATGCATTTGCTGTATCAAGTGGACACAAACATGATGGTTCAACAGGAGAAGGCGGATACATTCCGCTCATCGGTGATGTTGATGCATTAAACAAAGTTTCTATAAACACAGGTACAAATCAAATTGGTGTGTTTGTTGAGGTATCTTCAGCCGCAGTAGAACAGTTACGCTTCTCTGACGGTGCTATTATACCCGTAATAACTAATGATATAGACTTAGGTACTTCTAGCTTAGAGTTTAAAGATTTATACTTAGATGGTACAGCACATATAGATACACTAGACGTAGATATTAATGGTGCAGTTGCAGGTACATTTACTATTGGTAGTACGTTAGGTGTTACTGGAACAACTACTCTAAGCACAGCTAATATTACTACAGGTGTTATTACTTCTGTAGACATTAACTCTGGTGCTATAGATAACGTAACCATAGGTGGTACAACAGCAGGTGCTGGTTCATTTACTACACTTAATGCTTCTGGTACTGCTACTCTTGCTACTGTAGATATTAATGCAGGTGCTATTGATGGCACAACTATAGGTGCTTCATCTGCCGCACCAGCTACTGTAACAGACTTAACGGCTACAGGAACATCAACATTAACTACTGTAGACATTAATGCAGGTAACATAGACAATACAGTTATAGGTGCATCAACAGCCGTTGCTGGTAGCTTTACTACAGTTACTACTTCTGGTCAGGCTACACTAGCTACTGCAGATATAAACGGTGGTAATATTGATGGTACTATTATTGGTGCATCAGCTACAGCCGCAATCACAGGTACAACTATTACAGGCTCAAGTCTTGTAGGCCCACTTACAGGTAACGTGACAGGTAATATCACAGGTAACGTTACTGGTAATCTTACAGGCAATGTAACAGGTAATGTAACTGCAGGGTCAGGTTTATCAACATTTAATAATGTAACTGTAAACGGAACACTAGATGTTACAGGTACAACTATTGCTAATGTTACTAATCCAACCAATGCTCAAGATGCGGCTACAAAGAACTATGTAGATACTGCAGATGCACTAAAGCTTAACCTGTCTGGTGGAACTATGTCGGGTGCTATTGCTATGGGCAGTAGTAAAATTACAGGATTGGGTACTCCAAGTGCTTCAACAGATGCTGCTACTAAAGGCTATGTAGACACTGAGGTATCTGCCTTAGTTGATTCATCACCTGATGCTCTAAATACTCTTAACGAGTTAGCTGCAGCTATTAATGATGATGCAAGCTTTTCTACAACAATAACTAATTCTATAGCTACTAAGTTACCCCTTGCAGGTGGAACACTAACAGGTGACATTGTAATGGGTACTAATGCTGTAACATCTACAGCTAACCCTACAACAAACGATGAGTTATCTCGTAAAGGTTATGTAGATGCACAAGATGCTACTAAGTTAAACTTATCAGGTGGCACTATGTCTGGTGCTATAGCTATGGGTACAAGTAAGATAACTGGACTAGGTGATCCAACAGCTAACCAAGATGGTGCTACTAAGAACTACGTTGACACAACTGCCTTACTAAAATCAGGTGGCACTATGGCATCTGCTATAGCTATGGGTGGCAATAAGATTACTGGATTAGGTACACCTACTGCTAATACTGATGCGGCTACAAAAACGTATGTTGATAGTATCGCAGGGTCTAATACTGCGGCGGCGGCAAGTGCCACTGAAGCAGCTACATCAGCTACCAATGCAGCAACATCAGCTACAAACTCAAGTAACTCAGCAACAGCTGCGGCTACCAGTGCTACTAATGCCGCTAATTCATATGACTCATTTGATGATAGATACTTAGGTGCTAAATCATCTGCGCCTACAGTAGACAATGATGGCGATGCTTTAATCACAGGTGCATTATATTTTAACACTACAAGTAACATTATGTTTGTTCGTAGTAGCGCAGGTGGTTGGCAAGCCGCTGGTTCATCCGTTAATGGTACATCTGGTCGTAATACTTACACAGCTACATCAGGTCAAACTACGTTCTCTGCAACATACGATGTAGGCTACGTAGATGTCTTCCTTAATGGTGTAAAACTTTTAGTTGGTACAGACGTAACAGCTACAAGTGGTTCTACTGTAGTATTAGCTACAGGTGCTACTGTAGGTGATATTATTGACATCGTAGGCTACGGTACATTCCAACTTGCAGATCACTATAGTAAGACTGCGGCAGATGCTAGGTTCTTAGGACTAGCTGGTGGCACTATGACAGGTGACATTGATGGTAACGGCAATAAAGTTTTATTTGGTAACGTATACTCTCAATTATCAGACTTACCAAGTGCATCAACTTATCATGGTATGTTTGCTCACGTTCATGCAACAGGTAAGGGTTACTTTGCACATGCAGGTAACTGGGTTGCTTTAGCTAATGACACAGAAAAACTAAACTTATCTGGCGGTACTATGACAGGTAACTTAGACGTTGGTGGATCGATTGAGTTTGATAGCCTATCTGGTACAGGTTCTGTCTCTATCACAGATATACTTGATGAAGATAACATGGCATCTAACAGTGCAACAGCACTAGCCACACAACAGTCTATCAAAGCTTATACAGATGCATCAGTAGCTGGATTAATTGATAGCTCACCTTCTGCTCTAAATACTTTAAACGAGTTAGCCGCAGCTCTGGGTGATGATGCCTCATTCAGTACTACAGTAACAAACTCTATTGCTACTAAGCTACCACTAGGTGGCGGTACTATGACGGGTAACATTTCTCACGCAAGTAACTTTACGTTAGATGTAGGTGGAAACATTATCCTTGATGCTGATAATGTAGGTGCGGTACAACTAAAAGACGGTGGAACTCTCTACGGAACTTTTTTCAAAAGTGGAGATAATTTCTTTATAGAGTCAAATGCTTCAGATGGAGATATAGTTTTTAGGGGTAATGATGATGGTAGTAACGTAAACGCCCTCACCCTTGATATGAGTGCAGCAGGTGCAGCTACATTTAACTCTACTGTTACAGCTAACAATGGTATCAATGTAGATAATATTAATATTGATGGTACTACAATAGCACTGTCTTCTGGCAACCTAACACTAGACGTTGCAGGAAACATTAACCTTGATGCTGATGGTGGTTCAATTACTTTAAAAGATGGCGGAGCTAGTTTTGGTACATTATTTAAGTCGTCTAACAATCTGATTATTTACTCAACAATTAGTGATGGTGATATTAAGTTTCAAGGCAACGATGGTGGGTCTAATGTTACAGCCCTTACACTTGATATGTCTAGTGCAGGTAGAGCCAACTTTAATAATGATATTGGTCTTAATGATGATAGAGGAATAAGATTTGGTAGTGATGATGATTCTGTCATCTATAATGATGGCTCTAATCTATATATAAAAAATGGTACTTCAAACCAAGATATAATTTTTCAAGGTAATGATGATGGTTCAGCAGGGATTACAGCCCTCACCCTTGATATGTCTAGTGCAGGTGCAGCTACGTTTAATACTTCAGTGTTACTTTCTGGGACAGGCGGTTTAACAACAACAGGTGGCAACAACCTTACTATCTCAGGCACTGTAGCAGACCATGCAGGATTAATATTTGCAACCCACGCCATTTTACCTGCTGAAGAAGGAGCAGAAGCGGCGGCTAATGTCATTGATTTAGGAGCTAATGGAAATGAGTTTAAGAGCCTATATTTAAACACAAGCATTATTAATGATTCTGGCTTTACGATAGATTCAGGTGGCGACATAGCTTTTGATGCAGGTGGAGCAGACTTCTACTTCGCAGACGATGGTACAACAATGGGTCGTATCGGACTTGAAAATGGTGACATGAACATTGCCGCTCACCGCAGTGACTACGACATAATATTTAAAGGGGTAGATAACGGCACTTCTATTAACGCCCTCACCCTTGATATGTCTGCATCTGGAGATGCTATTTTTAATAGTGATGTTGTTATGGGGTCAACGGGTAAATTACGTTCTGATGGAGATGTAGATAGTTATTTACAATTTAATCAAGCTAATGTTTTAAGAGCAGTTATTGGTGACAGTACACGAATGATTATTTCAACGGGTGAAACTGTTTTCAACGAAGATAGTGGAGATTTTGACTTCCGTGTTGAGTCTAATGGTCAAGAAAGTATGTTATTTGTTGATGGTGGTAATAATAGAATAGGCGTAGGGACATCCTCTCCCCAATGTCAGTTCCATAGTTATGCTGGTTCTGGTAGTAATGCTATGCGAGTTAGTGGGGGTGGTAATGTCAACGCTAAAGCCGAGATAGGGTATGACGATAGTGCTGGCCCATACATAAAAGGTGGTAGTAGTCTTTTAACAACTTTAAAGTTTTATGTTGATAACACTTCTTTAGCTTTAACCCTTGCGGCTAATCGTAATGCAACCTTTGCACAAAGTGTTACAGCTACATCATTTCACGGCGATGGCTCTAACCTAACAGGTGTTGGTAGTGGTACAACTTTTGGCTCTGTTGGTTCTTATGGCATGTTTAACTATAATGGGGTTGTCCAACCCAATGCTACTATTTCTGGTTCTTCTCTTAACAGAGTAACCAGTATTACCCAGTTTGACGATGTTGCTAAACCTTCTGGAATAGGCGGTACTTGGAGGTGTATGGGTTACAACGCAAATTATTATAAAGGCACAAACTGGCTCAGAATATCTTGAGAAACAATCACAACAATAGGAGGCGTTTATGCCAACAGTAACAATAACAGAAGTGCGTAACGCACAATCACTAAACGCAGATAATAATGCATTTGATGTAGAGATTAATCATCCAGAACATAGTTGGATACCCTACACACTAAACCCTGATGATACAGATATGACTGTAGACAACAGCGTATTGCTTGGGCTTATCGGCTCAGACTATGCGGCTTATGTAGCACCTACTCAAGCAGAGCTAGATGCAGAACTAGCGGCAGGTCTTAGGGCTGAACGTGACCAGAAGTTAGCAGAAGAGGTAGACCCTGTAGTAACCAACCCTTTACGTTGGGCTGAACTCACAGACGCTAAACAAGCAGAGTGGACACAGTATCGTACTGACTTGCTTAACCTACCAGCACAAGCAGGTTTCCCGAATACAGTAACATGGCCTACAAAGCCAACATAAGGATATAAAATATGAGTAAGGCAAGAGACTTAGCAGATAGTGCTCAAGAGATAAACATCTTAGATGGTAAGAGCTTCCTTGATGAGGATAATCTTGCTAGTGACTCTGCTACTGGTATAGCTAGTCAGCAGTCTATCAAAGCATATGTTGATGGTATCACTACAACTAACATCACCTCTACAGGTGCATTGAATAGTGGTAGCATAACATCAGGCTTTGGTAACATAGACAATGGCTCATCTACTATAACAACTACAGGTGCTATAACAGGTGGTAGCTTTGTAATAGGTAGTGCTGATATTAATGAGAATGACTTAGAGAGCATTGACGGTATTACTGCTGGTACAGTAGCCGCTTCTAAAGCTGTCGTAGTGAATGCAAACAAAGATATAACAGGCTTCCGTAACCTAACAGCTACAGGCACTATCAGTGGTACACTTAGTGGTACACTTAGTGGTTCTCTATCATCTACTACTACAGCAACTACACAAGCTGAGTCTGATGATAGCACTAAGATAGCTACAACAGCTTATGTAGTTGATAAGATTACAACTCTTATTGGTGGCGCACCTAGCACACTCAATGATTTGAATGAGTTAGCGGCGGCTATTAATGATGATGCCAACTATAACTCTACACTCACAACAGCATTGGCTACTAAGTTGCCTTTAGCTGGTGGTACACTTACTGGTGATGTAACATTCGGTGACAACGACAAAGCCATATTCGGTGCTGGGTCTGACTTACAGATTTATCATAGTGGTACTCATAGTATTATCAAAGATGCTGGTTCTGGTAACTTGCAAATTAATGCGGGTGACTTTGTGGTTAACAATACCCCAGATACCAAAGCAATTCTTAGAGGTTTTGACGGTGGTGCGGTTACTGCATACTTCGACGGTTCAGCCAAACTAGCCACAACATCAACAGGCATACAGGTCACAGGTAATATAGCTAATGCTTCTGGCGACTTAACACTAGACGTTGCAGGAGATATTAACCTTGATGCTGGTGGCACAGATATTTATCTGAAAACAGGTGGAACTGCATGGGGTCACCTTTGGAGTGGATCAAATAATTTTTATATAAACTCCACAATTTCTGATGGGGATATAATTTTCCAAGGGGTTGATGGTGGAAGTGGCATAACAGCCCTAACCCTTGATATGTCTGATGCTGGTACTGCTATCTTTAACCATGACGTTAAATTAGGTGATCTTCAGAAAGCATATTTTGGCGATAGTAATGACCTAGAGATTTTCCATAACGGCACTGATAATTACATTAAAAATGCTACTTCTGACCAAGATTTAATTATCCAAGGGAACGATGGTGGTAACATTATTAACGCCCTCACCTTTGATATGTCTGATGGTGGTAAAGCTACATTTAATAATGGTCTTATAGCTAATGGTGATATTTCTTTAGGCGACAGTAAATACTTATTGCTAGGAAATGCAAATGATTTCCAAATTTTTCACAATGGTGCAGATTCATATCTCTTTGATAATGGAACTGGAAACCTAAACTTAACAACAAACGGCGCAAGTATTAACCTAAAAAAACATTCTGGTGGTGAAAATATGTTGGTAGCCGTACCTGATGGTTCTGTTTCCCTTTACCACAACAACTCCAAGAAGATTGAAACAACATCAAGCGGTGTCACAGTAACAGGTACAGTAGCCGCAACGTCATACACAGGCGATGGCTCTAACCTAACAGGTATTTCGTCTGGTGCTATAACAGCTCTAGGTTCAGCAAATATTGTTGGTACAGCTAATAGTGTATCTATTAGTAATTTAGACCTCACAGATTATAAACAATTAATTGTTCTTGGTAGATTTATTCAAGTTACAGGTGGAGGTTGGCTTGGCTTGCAAAGTGGTGCAAACGCAAATGGAATGATACAGATGAATTCAGCCAATCAATCTGATGTAGGCACTTCTTTTATTATTACATGCGATTTAACTACTGGAGTAGCACAATCAACTGTATCTAAACCAGAAAAATATGAAAATGGAGCTTATGTTAATAACGCCACCGCCTTCGGGCTTGAAAGAGGTGGTGCGATGTTAAAACCAGGGATTACCAACTCAACAACAACAGTCAGTCTACACCCAAGATCTGGTAGTTACACTTTTGGGTTTTCTAGTGGAAATGTTGGAGTCCCAAGAGCAATGTATTTATACGGAGTAGCATGATGCACATAATAAAAAATGCCATAACTGGCGAAATAACTGAAGTACCTCTGACAGAGGCAGAAATTGCCCATAACAATGCAGAAATGCCAAAAGCTGAAAGAGAAGAAAGAAATAGAATACTTTTAGCAGAAGTAGACCCTATTGTGTCCAATGCTTTACGTTGGAACGACATGACGGATGCCAAGCGAACAGAGTGGACTAATTATCGACAGGCGTTGTTAGACGTACCAGCACAGGCTGGATTTCCAGATAATATCACTTGGCCTACTAAACCATGACAGAGAGTTGGCATCTTTCCAAGTCAGTACCAGTTACATTAATCATAGCTATCGTACTGCAAACTATATCACTGGTATGGTATGTGTCTTCATTAGACTCAGCCGTAAAAAATAATGCTCGTGATCTAGTTCGTCAAGAAACTCGCATCGGTACAATAGAAAAGACTGTGCAATCACAAGCCGTGTCTCTAGGTCGTATTGATGAAAACATAAAAGCTATTCGTAACCTAGTAGAGAGAATGGCAGAACAAGATAAGAAATGAAACGATTACTTATACTACTTACCTTATTAATCGGCACTACTGCATATGCTGATGACACAATTAAATCAGAAAGCACAGTAACCTCTGATGGCACTATGGAGACTACTATCAATAGTCCACCACCATCAGCTATATCTCCACAGATAAGTGCAAGTAACTCTGACTTATGTACTGTAGGTGTAGCAGGGG